AGAATTAGATCCACCTCAATTTGGTACTGTTTTTCTTACTATAAAACCTCAAAATGGTGATTTTGTATCTGATTTTGATAAAACAAGAATATTATCAGATTTAAAAAATTATTCTTTAACTGGTATAAATCAAAAAATTCTAGATTTGAAGGTTCTTTATATCGAATTAGATTCTTACATTTATTATGACAATTCTAAAGTAGAAGCTATTGAAGAATTAAAAACAAAGACTATTAATGGACTTACACTTTATTCTAATTCGGTTGACATCAACAAGTTTGGTGGAAGATTTAAATATAGTAAAGTTTTAGGTGTAATTGATAATATCAATACTGCTATAACTTCTAATATAACAAAAGTAAGAATTAGGAGAAATTTAAATGCATTATTGAATCGTTATGTTCAATATGAACTTTGTTTTGGAAATCAATTTAATGTAAAACCAGAAGGATTGAATATTAAGAGTACTGGATTCACTGTTTTGGGTGTATCAGAAACTGTATATTTAACAGATACTCCAAATGCAGATAAATTGACTGGTACAATATCAATTGTTAAAGAATTGAATAATGATAAGATAGTTGTTGTTGAAGAAGCAGGAACTGTTGATTACATAAAAGGTGAAATTAATTTAACTACAATTAATATAACATCAACAGTAAAATCTAATAATGTAATAGAGGTACAAGCATTTCCAGACTCAAATGATATTATTGGACTTAAAGATTTGTATTTAAAATTTAGCATATCTGATAGCACCATAAATATGGTAAAAGACACTATTTCATCTGGCGATCAAATATCTGGTGTTGGTTATAAAGTTACTTCTAGTTATACAAACGGAGATTTAATAAGGGCATGATATCTACGGGAATTGATAAGAGAGTTCAGATACAGCAAATTGTTGACAATCAGCTTCCAGAATTTGTACTATCCGAAAGTCCAAAAGCAGTTGATTTTCTAAAACAATATTATATTTCACAAGAATATCGTGGTGGTCCAGTTGATATTACTGATAATTTAGATCAATATTTAAAATTAAATAATTTAACTCCAGAAGCAGTAGTTGGATATACTACAATTACTTCTGGAATTGGAACTGATAATGAAACTATCAACGTTGATAGCACTAAAGGATTTCCTGATCAATATGGTCTTTTTAAGATTAATGATGAAATTATTACATATACTGGATTAACAACTAATAGTTTTACTGGATGTGTTCGTGGATTTAGTGGAATAACAACATATCATCAAGAGAATGCTCCAGGAGAATTAGTATTCTCATCAAGTGAAGAGTCTACTCATCTTGAGAATTCACGTGTTCAAAATTTAAGTGCTTTATTTTTAAAAGAATTTTATAATAAAGTTAGATTTTCTCTTACACCTGGTTTAGAAAATAGTGAGTTTGTTCCTGGATTAGATGTTAATAATTTTATAAAAGAAGCAAGAGGTTTTTATGAATCAAAAGGAACAGAAGAATCATTTAGAATTCTTTTCCAAGTATTATATGGTGTCGATCCAAAAGTTGTTGATCTTGAAGAATATCTAGTTAAACCATCTTCTGCAAAATATGTTAGAAGAGAAAGAATAATTGCTGAAAGGTTATCAGGAAATCCACTAAAATTAAAAGGACAAACGATAACAAAAACTATAGATTCGCTTACATCTGCATCAATATCTGAAGTTGAATATATTAGCGGTATTTCTACAACATTTTTTTATTATTCTTTAGATGTTTTTATTGGATATGATGATGAAGAGTATATTACTGGTACTTTTGATGTTCCAGGAAAAACAAAAGCTATAGGTGATGTATCTATTGGTTCTTCTATAATTACTGTAGATTCTACTGTTGGATTTGGAGCTACTGGTACTTTAGTTTCTGGTATTAATACACATATTGATTATACTGATAAAACTATCAACCAATTTTTAAATTGTACTGGTGTAACTGGAATTATTACATCTACTAATGATATTAGATCTAACGATACAATTATTGGTTATGAGAATGGTGATATATCTAAACCTGTTGAGTTAAGAATAACTGGAGTTCTTGCAGAATTTATTCCTGATGATAATACTAATTTAGTTATAGAAGGTGAAAGAATTCTTGTTAAAAGTTTAGGTGAGAAAATAGAAAATCCAGTTATCAATAAAACTAATAAGGAAGTTCATTTTAATTCTTGGATTTATAATACTGCTGCTAGTTATCAGTGTACAAATAGTGTTACTGGTTCATTTGAAAATGCGACATTACCTTTAATAGCACCTATTGATAAAACTAGTTTTAAAGTAGGAGATACTGTCGAAGTTTTATTTAGAACATCTAATGAACTTGATTTCAAACAAGTAAAACCACTAGAAAATGGAGATACTACAGCTAAAATTCTAAGTATTGATACAGTTGATAATAAAATTACATTAGATAAAAAATTAATTGCTGATATCAATAAATTTTATAATGTAAGAAGAATTTTGAATAAGGTTAGTAGTAAGCAAGATTTTGGTGCTCCAATTAAATATGGAAATAATACTTTAACTGCAGATATTCAAAATACTTATAATGAAGCAGATGAGAATATTTACGTTGCCGCTAACTCATTACCATCATATGAGATTGAAAAAAATATTTCTGAAATTGAGATTACCTCTATAACCGCTTCAGGTGCCTCTCCTTCGATTCAAGGTTATGATGCCGCAAATACATCATATAATATATTATCCTTCTCTGAGCAGGTTCCTTTCGTTACTGGAGATGCAGTTGTTTATACTAAACCAACAGATGCTGTAGGTATTTTAACTGAGGGGGTATATTATGTTGAAAATCTATCAGAAACAAATAAAATTAAACTATATCCAGATCAAGCCTTTGTTGATTCTGGTATAGGAACTATAGGATTTTTAAATGCTATAGGTTTTGGAAATTTACCATCTGGAATAACTACTAATTCCACTCATAAATTTACATTATTAAAACATCATCATCAAGAAATAGATGCACAAAGATTACTTAAAAAATATCCTTTAAGTAGGGATTTAAAATCATCAAGTTCTACTGAAACTATTTCTGGACCTGTTGGAATGTTAATCAATGGTGTTCAAATAGAGAATTGTAAATCCGATGATGCTATTTTTTATGGAAATATTGATAATATTAAAATTGCTACAGGTGGACATAATTATGATGTAGTTAATCCACCAAATATTACTATTGGTGCAGGTGTTGGAAATACTGCGTTAGCAACTGCAGTGGTTCGGGGTGATATTAAAAAAATACAAATAGATCCTCAAGATTTTGATGTTGATGATGTTCGTTCGATTAAAATAACAGGTGGTAATGCAAAGGATGTTGTTTTAAATCCTGTTGTTAAAAAAAGAAATAGAGAATTAGAATTTGATGGTAGACTTGTTAATAATGGTGGTGATGTTGATTCAGTTAATGAAACTTTAAAATTTAGTCAAACTAAGCATAATTTACGTAGTGGAGATGTTATTGTTTATAATAACAACGGATCTCCAAATTTAGGTATTGGAACTTTTGATGGTAATAATCTTGCAGATTATGAAACTTTAGATAATGGTTCATCTTATTGGGTACAATCATTAGGAATTAGTAGTGTATATCTTTATAGAAGTGAGAAGGATTATACGGCAGGTATTAATACTGTAGGATTTACTGCTGTAGCCAAAGAAGGTTTACATAAATTTAGAATAAAACATGCTAAAAATACATTAACATCTGTAGATATTGTAAATGGTGGTACATTTGAAAATAGACAAGTTTCTATTTCTGCAGTTGGTATTTCTACAGTTAATTCAACCTTTACATTTAAAAATCATGGATTTTCTGATGGAGAATTGGTAGATTATCAAACTACTGGTACATCTATTGGAATATCTACCGATGGTACTGGAATACAATATAAAATTATTAAAATAAATGATGATTCTTTTAGACTTGCTAATGCTGGAGTAGGTGGTACATTAACATCTGATTATATAACAAATAATTATGCTAGTTTTACCAATAAAGGAACTGGATATCAAGTAGTAAAATATCCTGATATTACAATTTCTGTAGATGCAACATATAGAGTTGCAACATCAGATAAAATAAATCTAATTCCAATTATTTCTGGTAAAATCGTAGATACTGTTTTATATGAGAAAGGAAGTGGATATGGATCTACTGATGTTATAAATTATGAAAATTCTCCCAATGTAATTATAAAAAATGGTACTAGTAGAAATAATAAACTTATTCTACCAGCATTAAAACCAATAGTTGCTTCTGCAAGCACCTTAACAACTGATTCAAGTGGAGAAATAATAGGGGTTCAAATTAATAGTGGCGGTGATGAATATTTTTCTACACCTGAATTAATTGTTGAAGGAGATGGTTTTGCAGCAGAATTAAGACCTATTATTGATAAAGATACATCTTCATCAACTTATAATAGAATAATTGATGTTAAAGTACTTAATAGGGGTACAGGATATACACAAGATAAAACAACAATTAAAGTTGTTCCTGCAGGAAGTGGTGCTATCTTTGATTCTTTTATTAGAAAGTTAAATTTAAATAGTATACAAAATGATGCTCCATATTCTTCAAAATATACTTTTGAAGTATTGTCTCCATCAAAATATGGATTAAGATATTCTTTAGTTGGATATTCTACTGATATTGGGTATAATAATTTTAATGATACTGGAGCAACTCATTCACCAGTTATTGGATGGGCATATGATGGAAATCCAATTTATGGTCCATGGGGATATACTGATCCTTTAAATTCAGACTCAGATATAAAAATATTAGATACTGGATATAGTGCTTCTGTTTCTAATATAGAAGATAGACCGCCTTCTTTCAGTGCAGGATTTTTTGCACAAGATTTTGTGTATAGTTCTGGAGATTTAGATATTCATAATGGAAGATACTGTAAAACCCCAGAATATCCTAATGGAACATATGCATATTTTGTTGGTGTTGCCACCAATTTTGCTACAGGAAAATTAGATCCAAAATATCCATATTTTATTGGACATAGTTATAAATCTAATCCAACAGTAGTTGATGAAGTAGGTAAAATAAATCAAGATTATGATTTTAATAATTCAAATTTAATCCGAAATACTTTCCCATATAAAGTTTCTGAAAGTTTTGTCAATAATGATTTTATTATAAACTCTGACAATATTCAACAACAATTAACTACTGTTGATTCTGTAACACAAGGAACTGTTGAATCATTACAAGTTATTAATTCTGGAGACAATTATAAAGTAGGAGATGATTTAACTTTTAATAATGATGGAACTAATGGAAGTGGATTAAGTGCTTTTGTTGATTCTATAAAAGGTAAATCAATTCAAGAAATTAATACTACTTATAGTGTATATGATAATGTAGATATTATTTGGAAAGATTCTAAGACAGTATCTGCATATATTTCAACATCACATAGTTTATTAAATGGTGATAATGTAGTAATTTCTGGAGTAACTACTAGTGCTATTAAAGGACTTACAGGATCTCATAGAATAGGAGTTACTACTACAAACACAGTTCTTTATAAAGAAGTTGCTGTAAATCATTCAGTTGGAGTTATAACTGATATTTTTGTTGGAAGAATACCAGAATTAATTTCTATTGGTAGTAGTATTGGTATAGGTACTGAAAATCTAGAAGTTATTAATAAATTTGAAGATAGAAATATATTAAGAGTTAGAAGAGGAGTTGTTGGAACTGCACATACAGTTTCAAGTCTTGTAAATTTAATTCCTAGTTTTGTTGATATACCTTTAAACGTTGATTATTTTGAGTCTCAACTTGATGATGTAGTTTATTTTAACCCTAGAGAAGCAATTGGAATATGTACGATAGTAGGTTTATCTTCAAGTGTAAATGTATCTGTTGGAGATACTGTAAACTCAGTTGATGTTCCTTGCCAATCAATTTATCTACCTAATCATCCATTTAAGAAGAATCAGCAAATAACTTTAAATATTCCTGCAACTGGTTCAAATATTGCAGTATCTACTGATGGAACGGTTCCTGGTGGATATAGTTTAATAAACAATACAAATTTATATGTCATCAATAAATCTTCTGATTATATTGGAGTTACAAGTGAGTTGCAGTCATCTGTTGGTACTGGGAATACCACAGAAAATGGGTTATTTTTCTTGGGTAATGGTGCTTATAATTTTGAGTATTATTTCCAATCTAATTTTAGTCAGGTACAAGCAGACATTGAAACAATTAATGCAAAAGTTGCTCTTACAACTTCACATACTTTACCAGAACAGACTATTGTTGATTTAATAGTAGAACCTACTCAATCTGTTGGTATTGCTACTACAGGTTCTTATATTTCTTTGCTTTATAATTCTTCTATTGAGAAATTAGTAATTAACCCTATTAGTTTTACATCAGGAATTAATACCGTTACTGATGCTATAACTCTCAATTCTCATGGATTAAAAACTGGAGATAAAATATATTATAGTGGGGATGCAAGTATTACTGGCATTTCTCAAGTTACTCGTGGATATTTTGTTTATAGAATTGATGATAATAATATTCAATTATGTAAAACATATAAAGATTCTACTGTTTATCCTCCAGTAAATGTAGATTTTACAACAGCAGGATCAAGTAATACTATATCTTTAATAAATCCTCCAATTTCTATTATAAAAAATAATAGTCTTGTATTTGATGTTAAAGATTCAAGTTTATCTGGATATAATTTAAAATTCTATCTTGATAATGATTTTAAAAATGAATTTGTATCTACAGGATCTACTAGTCTTACTTCTATCACAAGTGAAGGAACTATAGGTAGTGGAACAACAGCTACTATAACTTTAAATTATTCTGAATTTAATCCTCAAGTTTTATATTATAATCTTGAAAAATCAGGATTTATAAGTACATCTGATATCGATGTTGTAAATAGTTCTAAAGTATATTACGATACTCATCAGTATTCTGAATATAATGGAAGATATTCTATTATTGGCGTAGGTGATACTAGTTTTAGTATTCTATTGAGGAATAAACCAAACGTACTTAAATATGCAGCTGCTGAAGATCAAGGAAATTCCTTTAAAAGTGGTATAGGAACTATAAGATATACGACAAAATCAACTCGTGATATCGGTCCAGTAGAAAATATTGGTATTAATTTTGGTGGAATAGGATATAAAAAGTTACCAGAATTTGTAAGTGTTGCTTCTACTCAAGGAACTAATGCTCAGATTTTACCAAGATCTA